TGACCATCCGATTTATTCAAAGCTGGAACGGATACCAGCCCGACCAGATCGTCAGCGGCCTGACCAACGAAGCAACCATAATTGCCGCTGGAATTGCTCGTTCGGACATTGATGGCGACAACGATGGAGAGGTCGGGCTAGCGAAGTGGTCCACCGACGCCTCCGGCAATACGGTGCTGGTGGGGACAGACAACCGCAACATCCGCGCAATCTACGACCCCTCCACCCCCGTGCTGTTAATCGGCGGCGATCATCCCTATCAGCAATGGTACGGGACCGACGGAGCGAACGGCATGGCTGCGCTTTATGCAGCGAAAGGCATCACGCCCTATCTCGCAATCAACACCGGCCCACTGAACACCGCCACGGAAGACCCCGTAGATTTCATGACCTACGACCAGATCAAGGCATTGTCGAACGCAGTTGAGCTCATTGCTCACGGTCACCGCCACCCCCAGGACTGGCGGCTCGTCAATACCGGTATCGTGGTGCGTTATACCGGAGCGGCGGCATCTGGCACGGTGACGGTGACGGCCACAACGGTATCTGGATCAACGACCGGCGCCGTAGATGATTTTAGTTTTAACATCACCACTGCGAACTATGACACGCTGGCTGAACTGGTCGCTGCCATTGATGCGCTTGCAAATTGGACCTGTACTCTTGCCCCGGAGTTGTTAGGGACCGAGGCGTCCACCAACCTGATGGCTCGCGCTGCTGCCGACGCCAAAACCGCAAACCTTTACCTTTGCGCTGGTGGCGGGATTCTAATTACCAACACTGGAACCACCTACCGCCGCCTAACAGCAGGATGCGTCGGCGGGACGTTGAGCCTATTTGCGGACGGTGTTAAGGTCTACGAAGCGTCCATTACCTCCACGACACTTAGTGCCGTGGTGACAGCCATCAACGCGCTGGGCGGTGGCATCACCGCTGAGCTTACTAACGACAACGAACGCAACGTCAACAACTACTGTTCCGGCAGCGAGAGCGGGGCGGCCATCACCACATCTTGGTCGGGTAGACGGCATGTGGGCATCGACGGCCTGTACATTCATGGCGGGCTGTACCATTGGTACATCGTCGATCGGCAATTCAAGGCGTGTGTGGCGACCGCCGCCGCTAATGGCATCACTCTCAAGGACTTTGCACAATCCGGAGGTGGATTTCACCCAACGGAGATGAATGGCCACGCCAATTTTCGCCTCCATCGCGGCAACAAGAAATCAGGCATCAGTATCGCCCCCAACGCCTTCATGCGCGGCTCGAATTTCGTGCCCCACAACGCCGCGAACCAGAGCTATTACCCGACGCCATCTTCTGCGCGGCTCGGTGCGCTGCTGTCCGCGCTCGAAGAAAGCCCTGGCTACTGCGTTAACTTGCTGATGCACAACCTGCTCGCCGATGGGTCTAGTGGTTACAGTTTTCCCACCAACCATCCGGCCAACTACGATCAGGTGGAAGCGGATTGGGTGGCGTTCTTAAACGCTGCGAAGGCCTCTCAGGATGCGGGTCGTATCGCCATCTTGAGCCAGGAGGAGTACCACCGTGCGGTCCCCTCAAACCAGGCGAATCAGGGCAACTTGCTATTCAACCCGCGTCTGCGTAACAGCGCCGAGTCGTTACTGGTGGCGGCATCCGACCCTGGAAAAATAGTACCTGGATGGCGGCTTGGGACACTCTCTTCAAACTGTAGCGCGGCCAGCATTGACTCTGATGGTTTTCTGTCCGTCACTGTCGCATCAGGCAGTCCAGCCGCGTTACAGCAGGCGGTGAACCTGCCTCCGGGCTTGTACGAATACAGCGCCCAGGTGCCGCTGCTGGCGTATACCTCTGGCGAGGGACTGACTCTAAACGTGACCAGTTATTCTCCGGACTTTTTTGCGTTGCTCTCGGATAATCCGGTACCAGGTCAGACCACGTTTTCTACGGTTGGCGCGCTTCGCGGACCGGGAGAACTGTCCCTACGTTTCGCCATCAGCCCTCCCAAACCCAGTCCGGCGCAGGCGATCAGCAAGAATAGCCAGACATGGAACCTAAGCACCAACAAGAACATCCGGGTCAATATCAACGGACTCGGGTTGACCTCTGACATCGATTGTTCGTCTGGTGCATCTAACGCATCTGCTGTGACCGCAAAGGAGGTGGCCGCAGCCATCAACGCGGCCATCGCAGCGAATGCGAGTTATGGTGCGGAGTACCACACATGCGCTCGCGCCGCCGCCGGAAAGGTCATCATTACCAATCCCTATGTCGGCAGTAACCATACGCATAACGTGACGGTCAGTGATGGCACAACGGCCGGAGCCTTGGCGACGATATTTGGGGGCGGGGTGGAGGCCTATCCCCTGCTGTCGGACCATTCCATGTTCGGCGGCGCACCTATTGCTATCGGTATGTCATTCAACTTCGTCGGCACCGCGAAAATTGGCGCCTTCAATTTGCGCAAAATAAGGGATTAAGCATGAAGCCAGTAGACCTTGAATACACCGTAACGGGCTGTTGCAATGAGCACCGCAGGGCTGTAGTTGTAGAGGACGGAGCCACAGCAATCGTCACCGACAACGGTGATGGAACCTATGCTGTGGTGCGCATTCGTGACGGACTGATGATCGCTGGCAGTGCGAAGACCATCACGGTGGCTGAAGAGGTGTAGAGCAGGATTCGCTGCCCCTGGGACGTAAGAATATCGGATCGACTACCGCGCCCCTGAGCCCCCCACCCCCGCGCCCACTGAACCGAGTCCATAGCGATGCTCAACGCCGGCAAACTCAACCGCCGCATCACGCTGCAAAGCAAGACCGTCACGCGCGACGCCATGGGCGGCGAGTCCATCGCCTGGACAACACAAGCGACCATTTGGGCGCAGGTATCGGCATTGTCCGGCCGTGCGCTGATCGCCGCGCAGCAGGCTCAGTCTGAGGTCACCGCACGCATCACCGTTCGCCAGCTCGCCGCTGCCGGTATTGCAGATGACTGGCGCATTCAGCACGGCGCCGACATCTACACGCTGCACGCCATCATCCCCAGTGACGACGGCGTCGACTACTACCTGCAATGCGCCAAGGGGCTGCTCGATGGCTGACACTCAGCGCATCCACGGCCTGGACGATCTCAACCGCGCCATCAAGGAACTGGCGGCGGACCTGCGCCGCAAGGTGGTCCGCGCCGCCCTGCGCGATGCCGCCAAGCCCATCCAGCGCTCCGCCGTGGCCAATGCGCCGGTCCTGAAGCAGCCCCACCCTTACCGCCTGCCCGGCACGTTGCGCAAAAGCATCCAGATCAAGTCCTCCAAGGTCTTCAACGGCCAGAACGGCGAGATCGGCGTCTTCGTCTCCGTGCGCAAGCGCAAGGGCCTGGGCGGCAAAGCCAGCGCCCGCAACCCGTTCGATCCGTTCTACTGGCGGTTTTTGGAGTTCGTGACGCAAGGCAAGCCCCGCCAGCCTTTCATGGGCCCGGCCTTCAACGCCAACACCGGGCGCGCCATCGAGATCTTCAAGGCCAGACTCAAAACGCGGATCGATAAGGCCAACGCCCGCAAATGACCCGGCCGGCCGTCCCCCAACCCACCCGCTTCGGCGGGTTTTTTTATGCCTGAGCCATGAGCGCGGAAACCCAACTCTATGCCCTGCTGAGCGGCAATGCCGGCGTCACCGCCCTGGTTGGCACGCGCATCTACCCCGATTTGATCCCGGAAGAAAAGGATCCGCCCTATATCGGCTATGAGCGCGTCGCCACCGCCCCCATCGCCACCATTCACGGCAGCGTGCCGGGCACCGACGTTGGCATGGCCGTGGCTTGCTGGGCTGAAACCCGGGTCAAAGCCGAAGAAGTCGCGGATGCGGTGGAGGCCGCCATGCGCGCGGCCGGCCACGTCTATCGCGGCAGGGGCGCCGAAATCGACGCCGCCACCGGCCGTCTGGCGGCCACCCTGGACTACGAACTGTTGATCACCTGATACGGCCAGCCGGCCATCCACCCACCCCGCTTCGGCGGGGTTTTTTTTTGAAAGGAACACACCATGGCAACCCCCCGCAAGTGGAGCAACGTGGCCGTGGCCATGCAGTCCGCGCTGGCCGCCGCAAAAACCATTTCCGGCATCACCAAGGCCGCCCCCGGCGTGGTGAGCAGCACGGCTCACGGCTACGCCAACGGCGATTTCCTCTATTTGGAAGTCCAGGGCATGTATCAGCTCAACGGCCGCGTGTTCAGGGTCTGCAACCAAGCCACGGACAGTTTCCAACTGGAAGACGTGAGCGGCGGCACCGGCATCGATACCAGCGCCTACGATACCTTCAGCAGCGGCACGGCCAAGAAGATCACCTTCGGCACCACGATCTCGTCGGCCACGACTGTGAACAGCAACGACGGCGGTTTCGATTTCATCGACACCACCACCATCCACGGAAACGCCCGCAGCCAGATTCCCGGTCTGCCCAGCGCGAGTTCCTACGACATGGATCACATCTGGGATCCGACCGACACGGGACAGGCGGCCATGAAATCGGCCAGCGAGGCCCAGGCCGTGCGGGCGTTCAAGTTCACCTTCGGCACCGGCGGCGCAATCATGGTCTTCGCCGGCTACGTCGGCTTCAACAACGCCCCGGGCGGGCAGGCCCAGGGGCTGATCACTTGCAAGTCCGTGATCACCTCCAACGGTTTCCCCACCTACTACAGCGCTTAAGCCATGAACGCCGAAACGCTGATCGCCAAAATGCGCCGGGCCCGCGAGTTCCAGGCTGAAGCCCTCGGGCACCGCTTCACCCTGCGCATTCCAACCGATGGGGAATTGCAGGACTTCGCCGAAACGCTGGGCGGTCAACGCCTCACCTATCGCAGCATCGTCGGCCGGTTCACGGTGGGTTGGGATCTGACCGCACTGGACCTGGTGCCGGGCGGCGATCCTAGCCCGGTGGAGTTCGACGGCGACTTGTTCCGCGAATGGCTGGGCGATCACACGGACGCGGTGGAGCCGCTGTTCAAACAACTGACCGAAGCCATGGATCGCCGCCGCGCCAGCCTGGAGGACGCGGAAAAAAACTGATTGCCTGGCTGGAGGCCAGCCAACTGCCTGAAAGCCTCCGGCCAGATCAATCCGACGACATACGGCTCGCCGTCCGGGCCTGGAATCTCATGGATGCCAGCCTGAACTGGGCCGCGCTGCCGCTCATCACCGAAATGCTCGGCATCGCCGATCCGGAAAAACTCGTGCGCCAACTCGCCGCTATTCGAGAGCGCCAGCGCCAAAAGGAGTAGACATGGCCTTCGCCAGTCTCACCATCGACCTCAATGCCCGCCTCGCCAACATCGAGCGCGACCTGGGCAAGATGGCTCACCAGGCGGAAAAGGAAAGCCAGCGCATGCAGGCGGCGTTCGCCAAGGCGGGCGCCGCCGCCACCGCTATGGTGGGCGCCCTGGGCGTCGGCGCCTGGGCGGCCTGGATCAAATCCAGCATCGATGCCGCCGACAACCTGAACGATCTGTCCAAGAAAACCGGCATCGCCGTGGACAACCTGGCCGGGCTCCAGCTCGTGGTGGACAAGTCCGGCACCACCATGGAGATGCTGGGCGGCGGTATCGCCAAGCTCAACAAGACCCTGGGCGAAGCCGCCGGCGGCAGCAAGGAAGCCCAGACGGTCCTGCGCGACCTGGGCATCACCGCCACCGATCCCATGGAGGCGTTCTACCAGTTGGCGGATGCCTTCGGCCGCTTCAAAACCGAAGGCGACAAGGCCAACGCCCTGAGCAAGGTCATCGGCAAGACCTGGACCGAGTTGGCCCCGGCCCTGGCCGAGGGCGGCGATGGTTTGCGCGCCATCGTGGAGGAGGGCAAGCGCCTCAACCCGGTCACCAAGGAGATGGCAGAGCAGGCGGACAAGTTCAACGATGCCATGAGCCGGTTCAAGACCCAGGCGTCTGGGGTTGGTACTGCCATCGCCACCAGCCTGCTGCCGGCCATGAACGACATGCTGACGCGCTGGAACGATGCGATCTCGCTATCTTCCCGGCATGGCGGGTTCGTCGGCTTGGTGCTGGGCGGCATCAACCCGACTGGCACCAACAGCGCCAACCTCAAGGCCGTGCGCGACGAAATGGCCGCCATCCAGTTGCAACTCAAGGACGCCGGCACGGTCCAGGGCGACATTGCTGGCATCAATGGCCCACGCCTGCGCGCTCGCCTATCCGAACTGGAGGCGATCAAGCAAACGCTGCTGGAGATCCAGGGCCGCGAAGCCCTCGCCCTAAACGATCAATTCGGCACCGGCAATTACAAGCAGCCCTCCCCGCCAGGCCGCCCAAAAATCAGCCTGACGCCAGACGGAAAAACCGCCAAGCCCAAGGACCGCATGTCCGACACGGAATGGGCCATGGAGGAATCCGCCCACCTGACCCGCACGCTTTTTCAGATCGGCGAGGAGATGGACAAGGCCAGGGAGGCGGCCTTCGACCGGGCGGATGAATCCGCCCAGGCCTGGCAGGATTCTCTGGATGCCGCCAACGCCCAACTTCGCAATGCGGCGGCGGGCTATATCGACCTGATCGACCCGGTCGAGAAGTACCGCCGCAAGCTGGACGAGATCGCCCAGCTTCAGGAGGCGGGGTTGCTCACCAAGGAGCAGGCCACCGAAGCCACCTTTGCCATCAACGAGCAGATCGACGGTCTCAACCAGGTCAACGACACCCTGCGCGAGCAGAAGTCCATCGCCGACGAACTGGGCCTCACCTTCTCGTCGGCGTTCGAGGACGCGGTAATCGGCGGGAAGAGCTTCAGCGAGGTGCTGAAGGGCATCGAGAAGGACATCGCCCGGATCATCATCCGCAAAAGCGTCACCGAGCCCCTGGGCAATGCCATCTCCGGCATCTTCAGCGGCATCAACTGGGGCAGCATTTTCAACTTCGGCGGCGGCAAAGCCAGCGGCGGGGCGGTCTACCCTGGCCAGTATTACGTGGTCGGCGAGAACGGCCCCGAGGTACTGCTGCCCAACACCGCCGGCACGGTGGTGCCGAACAATGCGCTTGGGGGCGGCGGTGGCGGCGGCGTCACCATTATCCAGCACATCTCGGTGGATTCCCGCTCCGACCGCGCTTCCATCCTGGCCGCCATGAGCCAGGCCAAGGACATGGCCAAGGCCGAGATCCTCAACTCCATGCAGCGCGGCGGCACCTACGCCCGCGCAACCGGGCGGGCCTGAGATGACCACGCTGACCTTCCCCGCCCTGGGCCGCGATGGGCCGTCCACGTTCCTGTGGCGGAAACTCTCCAACACCCAGACCTTCGAATCTCCCCTTACCCGTGGCGTGCAAACCCTGGCACTGCCGGGCGCCCGCTGGGCCTGCACCGCCACCTGGGCCAACCTGCAAAGCGAGGACCGCGCCAAACTGCTGGCGTTCCTGGCCAGCCTGCGGGGCACGGCGGGGCGCTTCTACCTGGGCAACCTGGGCCTGCGCGCGCCGCGCGGCACCGCCCTGGGAACGCCCCTGGTGGCCGGCGCCAGCCAGACCGGCCCCACCCTGGCCACCGACGGCTGGACGCCGGGCGCCACCCTGCTGGCGGGCGATTTCATCGGCATCAACGGCGGCGCCGAGCTGCGCCTGGTGACCACCGACGCCACGGCCAACGGTTCCGGCGCCATGAGCCTGAGCCTGGACGAGCCCATCAGGACATCGCCCGCCGACAACAGCGCCATCGTCACCACGTCGCCCACCTGCATCATGCGCCTGGCGTCGGACGAGATCGCCGCCGACTACCAGGCCGGGCGGATTTCCAGCTTCACCCTGGAAGCCGTGGAGACCTTCGCATGAGTCGCGCTTTGACCACCGCCGTCTCCACCGCCCTGGCGGCGGAGATCGTGCCCTGCCTGCTGCTGGTGGAACTGGACTGGCCCTCCGGCGCGGTGCGGGTGAACAATTCCGCCGTGACGTTCGCCTGGAACGGGCACGACTGGCTGGGTCTGGCCGAGCTGGGCAGCGTGGACGCCATCAGCGAAAACGCCGACATGGAGATGAGCGGCGTGCGCCTGACCCTCACCGGTATTCCCTCCGCCATGATCTCGCGCGTGCTGGGCGAGCATTACCAGGGCCGCGACTGCAACATCTGGATGGCGCCCCTCGACGAGAACTATGCCGTCCTGGCCGATCCGGTGCTGGTCTTCCCCGGGCGCATCGACACCGCCGTCATCACCCTGGGCGAGAGCGCCAGCATCCAGATCAGCGCCGAAAACAAGATGGCCGATTGGGAACGCGCCCGGGTGCGCCGCTACACCCACGAGGACCAGATCGCCGAATACCCCGCCGACAAGGGCCTGGAGTTCGTGCCACAGATGGTGGAAAAGGTGCTGATCTGGGGGCGGTCATGATCCGCCGCGAGGACTGGCCCGAGGCCCTGCACGCCCTGGTGGACCTGCGCGCCGCCATGCCGTTCGCGTGGGGGTATCAGGATTGCTGTGCCTTCGCCGCCGCCGCCGTGGAAGCCATGACGGGCATCGACCCCATGGCCGACCTACGCGGCTACCACAGCCGCGAGACCGCCGAGGCCATCCTGGCGGCGCAGGGCGGCCTGGAAGCCGCCGTCACCGCCCGCCTGGGCGAGCCGGTGGGCACGGCCCTGGCCCGCCGTGGGGATGTGGTGCTGGTGGATGTGGCCCAAGTGTCGGCCCTGGGCATCTGTTTGGGGGATTTCGCCGCCGCGCCCGGGCCCCGTGGCCTGGAATGGGTGGACCGCGCCTTCTGGCGGGCCGCCTGGAGGGTGGGGTAAATGCCTCAGATCATCGTCGCCGCCGCCGCCAGCGCCGCCGGTGGCGCCGTGGCCGGCGCCCTGGGCCTGACCGTCGGCTCCATCGCCTATGGCGTGGTCTCCGGCCTCACCGCCGCCGTGGTGGGCACCGCCCTGGGGTCCGCCCTGGGCCTCAACAAGCCGCCCAAGGCCAACAAGTTCACCGCCGCCGCCCAGGACCGGCAGCAGATGATCCGCTCCGCCGTGGCCACCCGCCAGGTGGTCTACGGCCTGGCCATGATGTCCGGCCCCATCGTCTTCGCCGCCAGCACCGGCGCCGAGAACCAATATCTCCATGTTGTCGTCCCCCTGGCCCACGGCGAAAGTGAAGAAATCGTGAGCGTCCAGTTCGGCGACGATACCGTGGGCACACTGGATGGCTCCGGCAATGTCACCTCCGGCCGCTTCTCCGGCAAGATGCGCATCAAGAAGCACCTGGGCGCCAGCAGCCAGACCGCCGACTCCGACCTGGTGTCCGAGGTGGCGGATTGGACCACCGACCACCGGCTCCAAGGCATCACCTACCTTTACGTCCGGCTCCAATACGACACCAGCGTCTACCCCTACGGCCTGGAAAACATCAAGGCCAAGGTCAAAGGCCGGAAGGTCTACGACCCCCGCAGCCTGACCACCGCCTGGACCGACAACTGGGCGCTCTGCCTGGCCGACTATCTCATGGCCGACTACGGCCTGCGGGCCACCAGCGCAGAAGTGGACATGACCGGCCACCTCATCACCCAGGCCAACCTGTGCGATGAGAGCGTGAGCATCCCCGGCGGCGGAACCCAGGCGCGCTACACCTGCAACGGCGCCGTGGACCTGGGCAACACCATCGCGGCCAACCTGCGGGGCCTGCTCACCGGCGCGGTGGGGAACCTGGTCTACACCCAGGGCCAGTACCGACTCTATGCGGCGGCCTACGACACGCCCACCGTCACCTTGGACGAAAACGATCTGCGCGGCGACATGAGCCTCCAAGCCCGGCCGTCTCGCCAATCCCTGTTCAACGGCGTGCGCGGCACCTTCGTGAGCCCGGACAACTTCTGGCAGCCCTCCGATTTCCCCCAGGTGACGAACGCCACCTACGAAAGCCAGGACGGCGGCGAGCAACTGCTGAAGGACATCGAACTCCCTTACACCATCGACGGCTTTGCCGCCCAGCGGCTGGCCAAGATCATCCTGGAACGGGGCCGACAGGGCATCACCGCCACGCTGCCGTGCAAGCTCACCGCCTTCCGCCTCGCCGCTTGGGACAATTTCAGTCTGACCATCGACCACCTGGGCTGGTCCGCCAAGACCTTCCGCGTTTTCCGCTGGGTAATGCAGCCCACCGGCGGCGTGGACCTGGAAATCCAGGAGGAGGCCAGCGCCAGCTATTCATGGAGTTCCAGCGACGCCACCGTGGTGGACGCCGCGCCGGATACCACGTTGCCGAGTTTGCTCAACCTGGCCGCGCCCACCAGTCTGGCCGCCGCCAGCGGCGCAACCCACCAGCTCGTCCAGGCCGATGGCCTCACCTTGTGCCGGATTTATGTGTCCTGGACGGCGGCGGCGGACGCCCGGGTGGTGAGCTACGAACTCCAGCACAAGCTCACCACGGACAGTGTCTACCAGTCCGCCGTGGTGCCCGCCGCAGTGGTCACCGCCTACCTCGCGCCGGTGAAGAGTGGCAGCAGCTACCACGTGCGCGTGCGAAGCCTCACCGCTGGCGGTGTGCCAAGCGCCTGGGCCGGACCCGTCACCATCGCCGCCAGCAGCGACGCCAGCACGGTGAGCGCGAGCGTGGACTATGCGGATGTGACCGGCACGAAGCCACCGTCCAATGCCGACAACACCACCAGCGCTATCAATTCCGGTGCCACGGTGACGAGCGGAGGCATCACTTTCTCGGCCGGCGGAAACATCAAAGGCGGCCAGACCGACTACAACACCGGGACGGGGTGGTTCCTGGGGTATTCTGGCGGAGCGTACAAGTTCAGCATTGGGGATTCAGCCTCAAACTACTTGCGCTGGACGGGTAGCGCACTAGAGCTGAACGCCACCATCTCTGCTGGTGGAATCACGTTTTCATCCGGTGGCGCAATTTCCAGCAGCGGAAAGAGCTATGGCGGTGCCACCGCTGGCGTGTTCCTTGGGTATTCAGGCGGCGCGTACAAGTTCGACGTTGGCAACAGCACAAACTACATCAGGTGGGATGGTTCGTCCCTCAGCGTGGGCGGCTCGATCATCGCCACCGGCAACATCGTTTCCGACTCGATCAGTAAAGTAGCGAGTGCCTACGCAGAGAGTTCCACGAGCTTTTCCAATGGCGACACCATCGTCAGCGCATCCAGCCACGCATCCTCATCTGGAAATCCGACAGTTGTGATTGATTTCTGTGTGATGCCAGCGGCGAACACCACGCAGACGCTCAAGCTCTACCGCGACTCTACAGTGATCGCCACCTTCTCGTTCACATCTCTCTATCCGGGCGGGCCGTTCGCGTTCACTGTCTCCGACGCCCCAGGCGACACCAGCGCCCACACTTACGCGCTCAAACAGGAGTCTGGCGGCTCACGCTCCTTCACCAACCGCAGCATTGTCGTAGCGACCCACAAACGATGAAAACACTCCTCATCGTCCTGTTGTTGTGCCATCCCGCCTGGGCCGGAATCTACGTCTGCCACCTGACCGACGGCCGCACGCTATACCAGGACGTGCCTTGCACCCAAGCACCGTCCTGGGCCAT